AGTATTATTCAAAAAGACAACCGCAGATGTTATATCTGCGGCAGATACGGAACAGGAACAGATCCTTTGGACAAGCACCATATATTCTTCGGTCCATACAGGCAGAAATCCGAAAAATATGGTCTGACGGTATATCTTCACCATTTCAGTTGCCATATTTTCGGAGATAATGCCGTACATAAGAATGCTGAAATATGCAGAGAACTGCAAAAAGAGACGCAAAAAACAGCTATGAAAAAATACAACTTGACCGTTGCAGACTTCCGTTGCATATTTGGTCGAAACTATATAGATGATTAAGAAAACAACTATTCAGAAGTATAAGAGAACAACATTCAAGCTTATAGATAAAATATTAAATAAGGAAGTGATAATTTGAAAACATTTTATGCAGATTACGCAAACCATATTTTGCGGTTTTTCACCCGACATTCAAAAAAAGACGGATTCAGATCCGAAGCCGACAAGCTGAATTATGTCGCCGCCGAGAGTGTGTTTGCAAAGCTCAATGAGAATGAAAAGCTTCTCCTGACAGATGTATATGGGCGTAACGACACAATGGTTGATAATGTATATGAGACCGCAAAGGCTCGTGGAATCAATCAGGACGAGATATGGATTCTGATCAGTAAAGTCTCCAACAGAGTCGCAAGAGAGCGAAAACTTATTTGAGGAGGCTGATGTCATGTCTCAAAAGAAAACAGATTTACAGGAGATCGGCACTCAGGTGGTCCAAAAGAGAGGATCTAAGAGTGCGTCTGTCGAAAAGACTACTACCGCTACAAAGCAGGAAATCAGTCAGATTCTCAATAACTCTCTGTATTGGAGAAATCGTCCTAAGGTACATACCGATGAGGAATGCGCAGACCGTCTGAACGATTTTTTTACGCATTGTGCCGAGACGGGGGAAATCCCAACGGTAGAAAAAATGTGCCTCGCTCTTGGTCATACCCGAATGTCCGTTTGGAATTGGGAACAGGGTACCCAGGGTAACGCACGAAAGGAAATGATAGAGATGGCAAAGGAAATCCTCGCTTCGATTGATGCCGAGCTTGTATCGAGAGGAAAAATTCCTCAGATCACCTACATTTTCCGAGCAAAGAACTTCTTCGGACTGTCCGACAAAACGGAGGTTGTTCTTACCCCTAACAATCCGCTTGAATCCAATATGTCGAGCGATGAACTCCGTCAGAGATACGAACTCAACGCACCTGACGATATGGAGGATTAAAATAAAAATAACCTGCTATGTACTGTTGTGCATAGCAGGTTATTTTTGTATGCTTTACGGATTGACGGTTTTCTCAATAAACCAGTATTTCACGATATTTTCTATGTCTTCGGTGTCGATGAATGCACTTTGAAATCTGATCTCCTCCACTCTGTCAGGGAGCTTCAAGAGAGCATCACCTTTGCCTGTCAGCATCTCTGCACCCTTGTGGTCAAGGATATTCATGCTGTCACGCATAGAAGCCGTCTGTAACGCTATACGGCATGGGATATTGGACTTGATCAAGCCTGTAATGACATTGACGGTGGGGCGCTGTGTCGCTATGATAAGATGGATTCCGGCTGCTCGTCCGAGTTGTGCCAGACGGATAATATACTCTTCCGCTTCGAATCTGCTTGTCAACATCAGATCAGCAAGTTCATCTATAACTACTATCAACGAAGACAAACCGATGTCAGAAGCCTTTTTTGCGTGTCTCTGAGCCATGAGTTCGTAACGCTTGTCCATGAATGTGCAAAGACATTTCAAACACCGTACTGCATTATCCTGGTCTTTGACAACGGGAACGGCGAGGTGAGGGAGCCCATCGTAGACAGAAAGCTCCACCTTCTTTGGGTCTATCATGACAAACTGACAGTCTCCGGGAAAAGCATTGAATAAAATGCTCGATATGATGCTGTTGAGAAGCACGCTTTTACCGCTTCCCGTAGCTCCTGCTATCAGCACGTGAGGCATCTTCTCGATATCAATTCCGACAGGTTCATTATTAAGGTCAGTGCCGAGCATTGCAAACAGTCGGGATTTCTCCTGAGCTTCTGCGATTTGTTTGGTACACAGGACCGTTCTGAAATGTTCTGTCCTTCTCGGCATGGGAAGAATGAGAGCGAAGTGTGCTATATCGGAGACGGTAGGTGTTACATGACAATGGAGAACGGCGGAAAGCGCCGTGGATGCTTTCTTGATCTTGTTGATATCGGTAGGGTCATACAAATCAAAATGATATGTTGCGATCTGCGCTGATAATACGGTTTTCTTATGTTCGCAAGGGAGGTTCAGGGAAGACAGCATTTCTGCCATGCTGTCCCCTTCAAAATACTCCCGGCTTTCCTGCGCCGGTACTCTTTTCAAGATGTTCTTGGTGGGTGTTCTCATATCAATCTCCTATAACAATTCTTTCACGATCAAAGGTTGCGAGAGTCTGCAACGCTTCTTCCATCGTTCTGTAAGAAACAGAGGTGCAGGCTGTTTTGGTCAGGTGGGATTCCATTATGCGAAATCTACCGTTTTCTTTTACAATTCGGTATGTGCTTTTACCGATATTCTTATCTCTTGTCATCATGATCAGTTATAAACCACGTAGAACTTTTCCGAAGCTCTGCATTGATTGCCTTCATCATCGAATGTTGTAGCATAGCAGTACACCATACCATCACAGCGAGGAATACGCTGGCTTTTTCCGAAGTCATCGGCTTCCTGTTTTGTGTCAAAGGTTCCTAATATTTTTTTATCGTCTCCCTTAGTGAGAGCTACTATATATTTTGTATTCATAATCATTGTCTCCTATCGTTGTAATACTGTAAATTATACCATATTATTGTGGGATTTTTCAATAATGTACTTTTTAGCTTTCTTCAAGCCGTGTGACAAACGGGTGTCAGCTTTAACATCTTCCCATGTAAGACCGAGAGCATCCAGGGTATCGTCCGAGGTCATCGTGATCATGTACTCATGATTTGTCAATTCATAGACGAACATATCATAAATATATCCATCTCCCGTAAGGTCTGCGGCGATAGCATTCTTCTTTTCTTTGGCGTGTCGTTCGAACATATCGCGCATAGCTTGGTGATCTTCTTTTCTGATATATCCACCACCGCCGATGCTGTAAATCTTGTCGGTGTCCGTTGGTGTGAAGTTGAAACGTTCAACCATCATTTGGTCAAACTGTTTTTGTGAGAATGCGAATCCAAACGGAAAAGCATTGATTTCGGCTTGATGTTTGTCGTGAAGTTCTTTATAAAGGTTAGGCATGGTAATTTTCCTTTCAAATTTATTCTTCTATGTCTGATAAATCTTTCAATATACAGTAACAATGTTCTGTTTCTTCTGTTTTTACAAAACGGTTTTCATCAAAGTCATATTCATAAAAATCGCAAACAACTATATAAAAATCATACTGCCAAATGTCGTCGCTGTTTTCGCAGTCGATATATGCTTCACGAATCTTTGAAACAATCTCGCTTTGCCCATAATTAGGTTCTTTAAAATTCAAATCGTCTCCGAAAACAATATCGCCGATCGCAGGAAGCACATCGACAAGCTCAAAATCGCGATAATAACGTTTGTTTGAATATTCGTTGTAATTCACATAAGCTCTGATTTTCATAAAATCCTCCAAATTTTCTATACTTTTAGACATCAAAATGGTATTACGGTTGCACTGTGTTTTTGTTGTCCGTTCTATTTAAGATATGGCTAAAATTATATCGTGTTCTATGTATTCAAGAGTGAAACCGTTACCCTGTGCCTCGTAACCGCTTTCAAGCATTTTGGGTTTCAGATTTAGTTTTGAACATTGTAGAACGAACCAATTATAATCCCCATAAGTTCGATAACATTTTTTCCTATTGCACTTGTGTATTTTTCGCAATCAGGGTAACTCTGAATTTTTTCAATAAATTTCGATAAAGTCATATTCTTTCAAGCTCCTTTAATATATTTTGTTTTCTTCTTTTAAATACACCGTTACGGTTTCGGTACTGTTGTTGTGTTTTTCTATGTTCCAGTGGTCGAAAATGTACTTTTTGCTCTGTATGATCAGAAAAGCATTGAAGAAATGATCATGTGCGAAATATACACCGGGAAAGACAGAGGCGTACTCGTACATAAGATCAGCCGCGCAGTAATTTCTTGATTGAGGAACAGTAAAAGAAAATTGCTTCTCTTCGTTTTTGTTGCAGCTTTTCATTTTTATATCCTTTTCTGCCGGGATATGCCGCCCGGCTCGGCGTTGTCTTGTCAAATAAATTTGGTGTTGATATCGGCGGTCTCTATTAAAATGGATTCTTGATTTAATGCCGTTTTGAGTTGGTCGGCGGCTTGGATGATGGATTCGAGCGTTGTCCCGTACACCTCGCAACGGAGTGTTTTCTCTATTACTATATCGCCGTTGTCGTGGGTGTAGATTCCTTGCGCCTCGCTAATAGTTGCCCCGCCTGTCAAAGCTTTGAAGATATTAGCGGAGACTTTAAACGCTTCAAGCGTTTGTATCTCTTGTTTTTTTGTGTCCTTGTCATTTAAACCAATATAAAGCGTGTATTTGGTCATGGTGTTTTCCTTCCTTATATAAATATTGTTTTTGATGTCTGTTGCTTTTGTTCGGTGTCTCGGTTGCTTTTACATGATAAAAAGTCGGTGCTTTTCGGCTCTACCTCTCTTTTTTTGTTGTTTGATTTAATGTAATATGACACATCCATTTCATTATTAAAGCGTGTATCTTGCTTTCGTCCCTGTATGCGTATTTGTCTTTGCCTGTTGTTTTCATCCATATAATTGAATAGATGATGTCGACTCTGTATAGGGCATTTTGCGTTAGTGTATGTTTGAGCATGACGCGATCTCCTTTTTAATTTAGCTATAACACGTTTTCGTGTTTACATTGATATTGTAACACTGTTTCGTGTTATTGTCAAGGGCTTTTTTGAATTTCTTAACACTTTTTCGTGTTTGCTTTTCTGTGTGTATTTACTGTTGAGTATTTGCACTACCTGTGGGGCTGTATGTGTCCTTGCTTGCGTTCCGCGTGACTTGCTTCGCCTGTGTCGCTCTGTTTATCTCCGGCACTGTCACCGATTCGCTGTCTGTGCTTGCTGTCGGCTCCGTTGCCCCTACCCAGGGGGAGAGATACCGCCCCCGGTACCCCCTTTCTCAACCTTTTGAGTAACGAAAATAACAAAAACGAAATTATTTTCAGAAAAGGTATTGACGTTAACACGTAAACGTGTTATAATGAAAAAACATTAAAGAAAAGGAACAAATGCTATGAACGAAAAAGAAATCATCAAGGAAGCAATGAAATCATGCGGTTGGAATCAAGAAACACTCGCTCTCAAAGCAGGATATAAGACCCAATCTGCTGTGGGGAACAGATTGAACGGTAGTAGCATGAGAGTTGATACCTTTGTCAAGTTTCTTTCCGCAATGGGGTACGAGGTAATAATCAAAAGTACCTCTCCCAATACAAATAAAAATGAATGGAGGATAAGTTACGAAGAATGATTTATGGTTATGCAAGAGTCAGTACCAATGGACAAGCCAAAGACGGTAATAGTCTCGAAGACCAATCCTCTCTTATCCTATCTCGTTACTCCGATGCCCAAATCGTACCTGAATCTTATAGCGGAGCCAAAGAACGTCCGATCTTTTTAGACCTCATTGAAAAAATGCAAAGCGGTGACACTTTGGTAGTAACGAAGCTCGATAGATTTTGTAGAGCAACCAAAGAAGGGCTCGAATATATCGATTTTCTCATGAACAAGGGTGTTAGAATTCATATTCTCAACATGGGACTTATCGAAGACACTCCTATGGGACGGCTTATTGTAACAAATCTTCTCGCCTTCGCAGAATTTGAAAGAGCAATGATCTTAGAGCGTACTTCTGGGGGCAAGGCTATTGCCCGAAAGAAACCTAATTATAAGGAAGGAAGACCTAAACTTTCTATCGGCGATTCCGAATTTCAAAAAATTTTTCAAAAACAAAAAGACGGTCTGATTACCGTCTCGGATGCTATAAAGGTATTTGACATCAGCCGCAGTTCATGGTACAATTTAGTACGGAAAAATTGTCAAAACACCTGAAAATCGGATAAATAATATAAATATAGGCGAAACGACAAAAAAATCCCTATACGTAAGATTATGAATCAAGTGAATTGGTGATTCCGATTTTTAAAGCATGACTTTGAAGGGGATAGCGACAAAGGTGTAATACACATCAACTTTATCAGGAAAGGAATCAAACATGAAAAAAATTATTTTCACTGTTGCGTTAACTTTATCACTTTGTCTATTGACAGCCTGTACTGTTGTGGTTTCCGATCCGGAAAACACAAGTCAGGTAAATATCACCGAAGTTTCGGAAAAAGAAACAAGTGCAACCACAGAAGCTCCAAAAAATAGCGGAAAAATTACAATGGCGGAATTTGAACAAATCAAGAGCGGAATGACATATGAAGAAGTTGTAGCCATAGTAGGCGGAGAGGGAGAACTGTCTTCGGAAGTGGATATCGGAATAGGTGAAGAATATGTCACTCAAATTTACATATGGTACGGAGAAGGGCTATTTACCGCAGGAAATGCCAATGTGACATTTCAAGGCGGAAAGGTTGTGTCAAAAGCACAGTTCGGTCTGAAATGATGTAAATGCTGCTGAATCCTATAAGAAAGCCGACAAATTCGACATTTCTCTCACACAGATGTTCAAAGAGTTTGTAAAGAGAACGAAGGGAAGGTTCGAGCAATGAAGTGCCCGGAATGTCAAAGCGACAGAATAAACTATTCTATGGTTCGTGATAGCAACGGTATTCTACACTCATACGCCGAATGTCAGAATTGTCATAATCTATGGGAAAGAAATAATATGGACAAGACGCAATCGGAAACCAAGAAAGATTCAAATAACACAAAACCGAAAAAAATGATGCATTCCACCGATTGGATACGAAGAAAACGAATTGCTGTAACCGCAGTGGTTTCTGTTTTGTGGGCGGCTGTATTGATAGCACTTGGAGTACTATTTCCTCCTTTGGGTGGTCTTCTGTTTATAGTGCTTTTCTTGCTTGCAATATTTAAGACCGAGTATTTTATTATTGCAATTGCTTCTGTTCCGCTGTTGGGTTGGATGATGACAGGACCTTCATTGCCGGAGAATGAACAAAAGCAGAAAAGTGTTACCGATACTTCTAAACCGACTTTCCGCTCCGATATGACAGGACTCGAATATGAAGAATTTGTAGCAACGAGACTCAAAATTGAAGGATATACTGATGTAACAGTCACAAAGGCGAGCGGAGATCATGGTGCAGACATTTTAGCTGTTACTCAAACCGGAATAACAGCAGTCATTCAATGTAAACTTTACAAAGGTGTTGTAGGACAGGAAGCAGTACAACAAGCGGTGTCGGCTCGTGAATATTATCATAGAAGTCAAGCTATCGTGATCACCAATTCAACCTTCACACCGGCTGCCAAAGATTTTGCCCAACACACCGATACGATTCTCATAGAAAATTACATATAACATTTTTAAACATAGCGCATGATTGCGATAAGGGAACTATCCCCGTCCGATCATGCGTTTTTCTTTTTGGAGGAAGCAAATGGTAAAAACAATAAAAGCTATCGAAAATGAAATACAAAAAAATCCGGACAAACTTGTTTTGTACGAAGACTATTTCGAATGTATTAAAATTCTTGTAAAAATCGATAAAGAACTTGCATATAAGCATAATGCAGTATTTCGCAAATATTTAAAAAAAGCTTTGCGAATATTTCAGGATAACACGTCGCTTATAAAAATCGATTTTTTGCAAAAGGAGTCGTATCATATAGAGGCGGTGGACAAATTCGACTCCTACCTGATATTCATAGAGTGGAACCGAGAGCCGAATAAGAAATTCTATCTTCCTCGTCGCAAAGTTCTCAAAGTCTTGGTTGATGACCTTCAAGATCTGTCCGATCATGTGATTGACTTTCTCGGAATCTCACTCCCTCCACGTGTCGGCAAGTCCACGCTTTGTATTTTCTTCATGACATGGATGATGGGAAAGAAACCTCACATAGCCAATGTTATGTCGGGACACTCGGATAAGCTGACGAGCGGATTTTACGATGAAATTCTGAATATCATCACCGACCATAATACATATCTTTGGAACGAGGTTTTTCCGACTGTCAAACTTGCCGACAAATCGGCTAAGGATGAGTCGGTTGACCTCGAAAGCAAAAAGCGTTTTTCTACACTTACCTGCCGTTCCATTGAAGGTACCCTGACAGGTGCTGTGGAGATCGGAGAGGGCGGCGTCCTGTACTCGGATGACCTTGTGGAAGATCTGGAAGAAAGTTTAAACCCCGAACGACTGCAATCCAAGTACGATGCTTACCTCAACCAATTGAAGGACCGTAAAAAAGATACTGCTCTCGAACTTATGGTCGGTACCCGCTGGAATGTGCTTGATCCTCTCGGAAGAATCCAAGATCAGTACGCCGACAATCCCCGGTATCGTTTCAGAGTTATCCCGGCTCTCGATGAAAATGACGAAAGTAACTTCCAATACGATTACGGTCTCGGTTTCAGCACCGAATACTACCATGACATGAGAGCGTCGATTGACGATGCGACATGGTGGGCGAAGTACATGGGTCAGCCGTATGTCAGAGAAGGTTTGCTGTTCCCGAAGGACGAACTGAATTATTACAACGGCACTCTGCCCGGCGTTGAACCTACCCGAAAGATGGCAGTAACGGATGTGGCGTGGGGCGGCGGCGACTTCTTGTCTATGCCTTTCGCATATATCTTTGACGGAACAGTTTATATTCATGATGTCATATTCAACGATAAGGACAAGACCGTAACTCAACCTCTTGTCGTAGGAAGAGTTCAGCAGCACCTTCCGCATCAAATCAGAATGGAAGCAAACAACGGAGGCTCGGAGTATGCGGAGAAAGTGGATGATCTTCTCATCGAAAAGGGCATTCATATAAACATTACCTCTCGAAAGGCACCGAATACGACAAGCAAACTCGCCCGTATTATTCAGTTCGCGCCCGAAATCAAGCGGTTTTACTTTATTGACGATAAACACGCTTCAAAAGAGTACAAGCAGTTTATGAAGCAACTGACCACCTTCGTTATGTCAGGTAAAAATCCTCACGATGATGCCCCTGACTCCCTTGCTCAGCTTGTCGATTTTATTTCCAACGACTACGGAAACGTAAAAATCATACAAAGACCGTGTTGAGACACAATATGACAGAGGCAATATATTGACAAATACAATATATTGTGTTATACTATCTGCGAATATAATAGTATTTTGTAATTTCAGGGCATTATTGCTCGTCCCGGAAAATCCGGGACGGTAATAATGCCTTTTTTATTTTGCATGAAGGAGGTGACAAAAATGGGAGAGGAGGTAAAATCCCCGACCTGTTATGTGGGACGTGAAGTGCTTTTTACGAGTGAAAAAGTCATCACGAAAGATAATCTCTTAAAGGTACTCGAAAGAGTGCTGCCGATTTACGAGAAAAACAAGAACGAGTCTGATTATCTGTACCGGTATTATCGCGGAAAACAGCCTATTCTGAACAGGGTAAAAAAGTTTCGTCCTGAAATCAACAACAAAATTGTTGAAAATCATGCGAATGAAATCGTTTCGTTTAAGAAGGGGTATACCTTTGGAGAACCCGTTCAGTATGTTCGCAGAGCAGTAAAAGACCGCGGCACCGTAAATCCCTCGGGCGACAACGGCGAAGCCATTATGAGGCTGAATGAAATTATGGCTTGTGAGAACAAAGCATCGAGTGATGACGAGCTTGCGGAATGGTTCTTCATTTGCGGAACGGCGTATCGTATGGCGCTTCCGAAAGAGGACGACGATGACACCGTTTCCAAAATCGAAATGGAAACGCTTGATTCCCGATACACGGCGATTGTGTATAATACAGGTTTCGGCAAAAAGCCGGTCATGAGTATACAGGAAGTGGTAGTCGATTCGGAGAATGACAAAAGACGGTTTTGTATTTACACTCCTCATGAATATTTCGAGGTAGAGGATGGTGAAATCGTAAAATGCGAATCACACGTCTTAGGTACAATACCGATTATCGAATACCCCGCCAACAACACCCGAATCGGTGCATTTGAGCTTGTGCTTCAACTTCTCGATGCCATAAATCTTGCAACATCGAACCGTCTTGACGGAATCGAACAGTTCATTCAGTCTTTCATGAAATTCGTAAACGTCCGCATTGACAAGGAGAAATATGAGCAGTTGAAGGAAGAGGGCGCTTTGCTCTTTACCTCCGAGCCGGGAAATCCTGCCGAAGTCGGAATCGTATCGAGCGAACTGAATCAATCGCAAACTCAGATAGCAGTCGATCATTTGTATCAGATGGTTTTGATTATTTGCGGTATGCCTGACAGGCAAGGCAATAATAGAACAACAGGCGATACGGGGCAGGCGGTAATGCTTCGTGACGGATGGGCGGCAGCAGAAGCGAAAGCGAAGGAAACGGAATCCTCTTTCAAGAAGTCTGAAAAGAAATTTTTGAAATATATTCTTTCTCTCGAAGATGATCTCCGGCTCAAAGTGTCGGACATCGACATTAAGTTCACGAGAAATAAGACGGATAATCTTCTCACCAAAACTCAGGGACTTCAAAATATGCTTGAAGCAGGCGTTGCACCTCAGATTGCATTCAGTTTGAGCAACCTGTTTTCCGACCCCGAACAATCGTGCAAGGATTCTGAGTCTTATCTTCAAAAGTGGGTGCCGAAGAAAGAGCCGGAAAAGGGTTCCGAAGGCAATGAGCTCAATGAAAACCTTACTCCGTCCAACAACAAGCCGAATCCCGAAGAGGAATAGACTTTTAATTTTTATGGTTTACTCCATTAAAAATATCCGCAGAGAAGCGGCACAACAAACGCAAAAAGCAGAGAAGCTCAAACACAAATACCGTTACAGAAAACGTAAAAAGGCAAAGGAAGGTAATTTTTTATGAAAATCAACACAACCCAAATCGAAAATTACGAGACCATGAGTCCCGAACAGAAAATTGCGGCTCTCGAAAATCTGGATATTCCCACTCCCGATTATTCGGGTCATGTAAAGAAGTCCGTATTCGATCAGACAGCATCAGAGCTTGCGGAATTGAAGAAGAAGTACACTGCCACTCTATCCGCCGAGGAACAGGCGAAAATCGCCCGCGACCAGGAGATGGAAGCAATAAAGACCGAACTCGACACGCTCAGAAAGGCAAAAACAATCAGCGACCACAAGGCGAGATTTATCGCGCTCGGTTACGATGAAGCTCTTGCCGCGGAAACCGCCGCCGCGTTTGCCGACGGGGATATGGAAAATGTGTTTGCCAATCAGAAAAAGTTCCTCGAATCGCACGACAAAAAGATTAAAGACGAGTTACGCAAAGGCACGCCGAGACCGCAGGGGTCTGACGGCAATGCCACAATGACTCTCGATAAATTAAGAGCCATGAGTGCTGCCGAGCGTTACGAGTATTCCGTAAACAATCCCGAAAAATACAATGAATTATATGGAGGTAATGAATAATGCCCAATAAAAACACAGGATACAGCAATTTTTTCCTTTCCAACGAAGTGGAAGACCAATTCGAATCTCATCTGAATATGCAACAGTTCTGCACCGTCGACCGTTCTCTTCAAGGAACGGCGGGTATGACTCGCAAAATCAATGTTTACACCGCAACCAACGGTACCGAGAAGGTAGGCGTGGGTGAGGGTAACACCAAGAGCATTTCTGTTTCCCACGAGCAGAAAGAGTATAAAATTCTTCTTGCACAGAACCGCTTCGAATATTACGACGAAGAAGCAATGGATGATCCCATGATTGTTCCCGTAGGCATGAAGCACGCAGGCACGGATATGTTCAATACAGTAAATGCAGATATTTTCGGTGAATTTAAGAAAGCCACTCTTGTAGTGCCGGTCTCTGCGTTTGATTTTGACGCTTTTGTTGATGCGCAGTCTCTTTTGGCTCTCGAAAATCTCGAAGATGTAAATATTTTCAGCTTTGTTTCACCCGCCGATATGGCAAATGTAAGAAAATCCCTGAAAGATGATTTGAAATATGTCGAATCATTCGCCAAAAACGGGTATGTCGGCACGGTGGGCGGCGTAAATCTCTATACAAAAAAGAATGCGGCGCCCAATGAAATAATTCTCGGAACAAAGGAAGCCGTAACTCTTTTTGTCAAGAAAAATACGGAAATAGAAAGAGTGGCAAAAAATTCACGTTCGGAGACGGCGGCAAATACACGCTTGAATACAATTTTTTCAAGAAAGTATTATCTTCCCGCTCTTACAAATGCGACAAAAGCGGTAAAGATAATAAAAGGCACCGCCACTGCTACATCGGATACCGCAGTAAGTGCATCCAAAACATATTATGCCAATGTCGGAAACGGATATATGAAAGTAGTTACAAAAGAGGGCGACAATCCCAAAACGCTCGGGTATTTTGAAATTGCCTGATACATAGGAGGTGTGGCGTAGTGTGGCAAACAGTCAGATGCTCACGCAGCTTAAAGCGTTGACCCAGGAAAGTGACGAGTCTTTGCTGACTACGCTGCTTTCCATTGCGGAAACAAAAGTTCTGAATCGGTTGTACCCTTACGATGATACCAAAACCGTTGTTCCTTCCCGATATCGCAAAAATGTCCTCGAAATCGCCGTTTACCTTTACAACCGCAGAGGTAGTGAAGGCGAGACTTCTCACGATGAAGGGGACATTAAGCGTAGTTACGAGAGCGCAAGCGTTCCCGACTCCATGTTCTCAGGTATCATCCCATACTGTGGGGTGATCTGATATGAGAAGTCTGGAAATCAATAAACGAAAAATCTTCTACGCTCAGCAGATAGGAACCGAAGAAGTTGGCGAGTACGATGAGGTAAAACCCGTTTACGGCGACCCTCAGTCTCTCGACATCAAAGTTGAGTATGTCAATTCTTCTGTTTCCATTGCGGAGTATGGCAGAGTCGTTAAATGTGATGTTAAGCTCAGCACATCGAAAACATCCTATCCTTTCGATAACAAAACCGTATTTTGGATTGATACACCTACAAGTAACCCTCACGATTATGTCATGGCAGAAGTGCCTAAGAAAAGCATAAACGGCGTGGCGTATTATCTGAAGAAAGTGGAGGTCTCCAATGCGTAAAATCGTGGTTGATCTCGGAAACCCCGGCAAGGCTCTTGCGGAACTCAGAGCATTCAAGGCGGAAGTTATCACAAGGACAAAAGAACTTGTTTTTGTTCTTTGTCAGCATGGAGTAAGTATCGCATCCGATAAGATTATTTGTTACGATGCCATCGACACAGGAGACCTTGATTCGAGTATATACTACGCTGTTTCATCTGACGGAACGAAGGGTGTCATACGAACCGATAGTGATCACGCCATTTATGTTGAATTCGGTACAGGAACTTGTGTTGACCGAAAAGGGTCGGGCAAACATCCAAAAGCGCAGGAGTTCGGCTATCACTACGATGTGAACGGTCACGGCGAAGACGGATGGTATTATTTCGACCAAAATCAAAACCGAGTGAGATGGACAAAGGGTATGCGTTCAAGACCTTTTATGTTCGAGACCTCGGTTGAACTGATTGATAATTTGGAAAATACGGCGAAGGAGGTATTCGGCAAATGATTGATATTGAACCCATGGTTTTTGAGGCGGTCAGGAATGCCGTATCTCCTGTAATGTGTTCTCCGACTTATCAGGACCGCAGTAAGGTGTTTCCTCTTGTTACCGTGGAGGAATATGACAATTCGGTTTATGAGAAAACGCAGGATTCGGGAAATTATGAAAATCATGCAAAACTTCTCTACGAGGTTAATGTGTATTCTAACCTCACAAGCGGTAAGAAGGCTCAGGCGAAAGAGATTATGAAAAAGGTCGATGTGGTCATGGCGAAGATGGGATTTGTCAGATCGTATTGCAGCCCCACTCCCAACCTTTCCGATTCAAATGTATATCGCATTACGGCGCGGTATAAAGCAATAGCCGACAAAGAACAAAATATTTATTGGAGGTAAAAATTTTAATGGAAAAATCCACGAGCAAAACTTTCCTGTATCATTCGGAAAGTGAAACAGGCAAATTCGAAAAACTGATAGATATTACGAGCTACCCTGATATTTTTTCATCTCCCGAAAAACTCGACATCAGCGATCTTTCTTCCAATCAGAAAAAGTACACTCAGGGCATGGTCGATATTCCGGATTACGAGTTCGGATTCATTTACAACAAGACATCGTATGATGCAGTAAAAGCATTGGAGAACGGTGCAATTCATTATTATCAGCTTCGTTTCGGTGAAAACGGAGAATACGGGGCATGGCAATGGTCGGGAACTCATTTTGCAACTCCGAGCGGCGGCAGTATCGGTGCGGCTCGCGAAGGCAAGATAGTGTGTTATCCCGAAAGCGAAGTCACGGAAGCGACAATTTCCTAAAAACTAATATGGAGGATTTGATAAATGTCCAAGAAAATCAAATTTGAATACAACGGGAGAAATTACACTCTCGAATACAGCAGAGAAACCGTAAAACAGATGGAAGCTCAGGGATTTAAGATAAACGAGATCGATTCCAAGCCTCAAACTATGATTACAATGCTCTTTGCAGGCGCTTTTCTTATGCATCACAGAAATGTATTTTCAAACAGACAACTCATAGATGAAATTTTCGGCAAGTTTACAAATCGCGATTCTCTCGTACAAACACTTGCCGAAATGTACCAGGAGCCGGTTCTTTCTTTGCTCGATGAACCCGAGGAAAACGAGGGAAACATCAAGTGGGGGACGGAGTAATATCCGATTCTCCCTTATCTTATTCACAAATATTCGATGAAAGCTTTCCTTTATATCTGTCAATAGGAATGACATATGATCAGTTTTGGAAACAGGATTGTGAATTGGTAAAAGCCTACCGCAAGGCTGATGAAATTCGCAAAAAGAGAATAAATGAAGAAGCATGGTTGCAAGGGGCATATATCTACAACGCCTTGTGTAGTGTGGCTCCTGTTCTCCATGCTTTTGCGAAAAACGGCACGAAGCCCGAACCGTATCTTGAAAAGCCTATCCCCATTACGAAATCCGATCAGGAAATCCGGGAGGAGGAAGAAATGAGGGCGAGAGCCGAAGGATTCAGAGCATTAGTCGAAGCGAAAAATGCAGAGTTTCGTAGGAATAAACAGGAGGTGGAATGTGAATGACGATTGAGAATTTACAAATCGAAGTACAAGCCGCTTCCAACCGGGCTACCAAAAACCTTGAAAAACTCGAAGCCGTTCTCGAAAGGATAGATGCTATCGGTCATGAGACGGGGTTGAACAAGCTGTATCGTAAATTGAAAAAGATTGCATCGCTCGATTTTTCAGGCACAGCCAAAGGAATGGACGGTATTTCAAAATCTGTCGATAAACTTACAAAAACGAACTCTCGGTTGGACGCATTTTCAAAAACGGTGAAGAAGGTGCGCGAGGAAGCATCGGCTACCAACGAGGAATTTTCCAAGTTTAACGATGCTTCGGTAATTAACGCCTTGAAATCCGCAAAATCCCCATTTTTGCTCTCTCCGCCGACAGGCGGAGGATATTTTCCCACGCCTTCATATAGAGGAGACTCCGGCGGCGGTGGCTCTAATATTCCTCCGTTCGGAGGATATTTTCCCACGCCTCCATATGGAGGAGATCCCGGCGGCGGTCCGAATATATCGGGATTACTTAACGACAACACTATTTTTCTCGATGAAAGTCAATGGAAAGAAAAGAAGTTTACCGAGTTTTTTGACTCATTTAAACAGAAAATCGGGAGAGCCGTTGACGGCTTAAAAGATTTCAATTCCGAACTTAAATCGCTGAGAAAAAATTCAAAGAGTGCTTACACTCCGCTTAAAGCAATGAAAACGATACTCATGTATAGTTTGCTGTTTTCGGCAGTATCATCTGTCTCCAAAGGAGCAACCGAAGGTCTCCAAAATGTCGCAATGTACAGCAAGGAAGTAAACGCTGTACTTACCGAATACAAAACCATCGGACTGCAACTCAAAAACTCCATAGGTGCGGCATTGGTACCTGTTTTACAGACTTTATATCCGTTAATTCAGGTGCTTGCAAATGCTTTGATCGAGGTCGCTAACTCAGTCAACGCCTTGTTCTCCGCATTGAACGGCTCTAAGTCTTTTATAAAAGCAAAAAAATACACCGATGATTATGTAAAATCACTTGGAAAATTGAAAGGCTTGGCGGGCATGGATCAGATCCATACAATCGGTCAGACTTATAATTATGACGAAATGTTCGAAAAGGTGGAGATTGACGGAGCATCTTTCACATCGGCGTTACTCACTATCACAGAGTTGGTAGCGGCAGTGGTTCTGTTGAAAACTTTACTCAGTGGCAAAGATTGGGCGGTTGCTCTAACGGCTTTGACGGGAAAAACCATCAGATTTTCCTCGATTTTGAAGAAAGTAGGTGCGGTGTGTCTCATTATCTTAGGCGTAGCCGAACTTGTAAAAGGAACAATTTCAGCATGGACAGACGGCATAGACTGGGGCAATTTTACAGAGATGCTTATCGGAATAGCAGGAGCGGTATCGGGTATAGCCATATTGTTCGGTCATGTTGCGGCAGGTACCGCACTTGCAATAGGCGGAGTCGTTCTTCTTGTTACAGGTATAAAAGATTTGATAACTAATGGTAAAAATCTTGAAAACACGCTGACTATCATTGTCGGGATTCTCGCCATAGGTGCAGGTATAGCCATTGCGATAGGAGGCTGGATTCCGCTTGCCATTGCGGCAATTATAGCCGCACTTGCGGCGCTTGCGATCTGGGGAGACGAGATAGTTTCATGGCTCGATAATTTCAAGGGATTGTTTGACGGATGGATTACGGGAATAAAAGATAGGATTTTTGAATTTTTCAACAATATTATCGAGAATGTCAAAAACTTTTGTCCGGGTCTTGCTCTTGTTCTCGATATTGTCAAAAACGCAATCGGCTCGGTGTTTGATTTTATAAAAGCGGGAATCGACTTCGGACTCAATCTTATTCGAAATTTCGTAAAAATAATCAAAGACCTTTTCAGAGGCGATTTTAAAGCCGTATGGGAGGATTTGAAAAAATATTTTGTGGATTTCTGGAAAGACTTTGCAAATCTTGCAATTGTACCTATAAATTTCCTGATATCGTGTTTTGAATCCCTTGTGAATTTCTTCATTCGTGGAATAAATGTAATCATCAACGGTATAAATAAGATTTCATTTGATGTACCCGATTGGGTTCCCGGTATAGGCGGAAAAACAGTAGGTTTCAATATAAGTCAGGTGTCTGAAATAAAGCTCGGACGGATTCGCGGTTTTAATACGGGCGGCTTCCCGGAAGACGGTCTGTTTATGGCAAACCACAGTGAGCTTATCGGAAAATTCAGTAACGGCAAAACCGCCGTTGTAAATAACGAACAGATAATCGAAGGTATTTCGAGAGGTGTCAGCGATGCTTCTTCTGAGCAAAACGAGCTGATAAGAGAGCAAAACAAACTTTTAACACAAATTCTGCGTCGGTCGGGCAACGGAACAATACCCGTATCGACCATTACAAAAGGATTGGAACGACAAAATCGCAGAAACGGTAAAGTTATAGTTCCGATTGGAAATTAAGAGAGGGGGAGTTTTATATGGGAAACGATTTCAATCCGATAAAATCGATAGATGGCTCTACTGTAAAGTGTCCTTCGTCTTTCAAGTGGAAGCTTGAAGACCTTTCGGCGGCGGATGCGGGAAGGACCGAGGATTATCAGATGGATAAAGCTCGCGTCGGGCAGATAGTCGGACTTGATTTGAAGTGGAAAAACATAACGACATATGATGCTTCCAGAATTCTTAAAGCATTCAATCCCGAATACATAACAGTGTGCTATCTCGACCCGAAAGAGGGGCTATTCAGAACAACGGAATTTTACGTTGGCGATAGGGCGGCACCGCTTTACAATTGTGAAACCGGATTGTGGTCCGAACTGTCTTTCAGTATCATAGAACGAAACGCAGTTTCGGTATTCGGAGACGAAAAATATGGCATATAAAGTTTCTTCGGAGATAATATCGCTTTTCAAATCCTGTTATCGTCAGATTGCAAAAATCCGGGTGTCGGGAATTGAAGGGCTTGATGAAATAAATGAATCCGATATATTACAGGGCGGATTGACGATAGACAGATATTGCTTTTCCTCAAACTCTCTCGAAATCGGAACGGCGATAGCGTCGGAAGCGACTATCGAACTGAAAAATGCAGACGGCAGATTTGATAAATACACGTTCGACGGTGCCAAATTTACAATCAGAGTAGGCATAAAAAAGTGGGACGCAAAAGCATGGGAAAAAGCAACAATACACTATATACCTCTCGGCGTTTTTACGGTCGATGAAAAGACGAAAAACAAATCCAGTATCACCCTCAATGCTCTTGATAATATGGTAAAGTTCGATAAGGAATACGATACCGAACTTGTTTTCCCGGCTACACTTTCGGAAATAGCGGAGGATGCGTGTTCAAAATGCGGTGTGTTATTGAAGACAACATCGTTTTACAATTCCGATTACGTTGTGAATTCTCGCCCTTCCGACGATGATTTAACCTATCGTCAGGTAATTCAATGGATAGCACAGCTTTCTTGTACAAACGCTTTTATAGATTGGGACGGACAGCTTTGTTTTTCGTGGTTCGAAGATTCCGGATTCACACTATCTCCTTCCGACAGATACGATTCGGATATCGAAGAACATTCGGTCCTTATAACGGGAGTGAGAGTAGTCGCTACCGATGAAAGCGAATATACCGCAGGAAAGAAAGGCTCTGTATTATCTATTAAAGGTAATTTACTTGTTCAGTCGGATGCGGAAACCATTGCGAATATCATATATGCTAAAATCGGCAATTTCACATATCTTCCGTATTCGAGCGTGTGTCGTCCCATGCCGTACCTTTACCCGATGGATATGATTACGCTGATTGACAAAAAAGGAAATTCGCATCATACTATCGTCTCGTCTGTGACTTACACGATAAACGGTACAACAGATGTAGCAGGTGAGGGAGACGGAAGCACGAAGGGCGGCTATGCCTCGACGGGAGCCGCAACAAACCACGAAAAGGCAATCATCGAAAAAGTTAAAAAACATTCGGAAAAAATCTCTGCCGAAAAATTCAATGTAGCGCTTTCTTTAAATGAAACGATAGGCGGTGCATTCGGATTATATCGGACAGAGGTAATAGAAAACTCCGTTTCCACATGGTACTACCACGACAGAGCGAAAATCGAAGACAGTACAATCATTTACGTGTTCAACTCCGGCGGTTTTGCATGGACAGATGATTGGAACGGCGGAGATCCGGTTTGGCAATATGGATTCACAAAGGACGGTAACGCACTTTATAAAATCTTATCCGTATATAAAATACAATCGGAATATATAGATGCCGACGCTGTCACCGCAGATAAAATCGCCGCAGGAACCATTACCGCGGATAAAATCAAGGCGGGAGCGATCGGCGGATTTACGATTGACGAAACGCATATCGGTATAGGAAAAACATCGTATGATGAAACGGAAAACGACGGCGTATATATCAGCACAGGCGGTATCGGACTCGGGAAGGGAAAGTTTTACGTAGATTCGCAAGGGTACATTTATGTAGAGGAAGGCGTTATAGGCGGGTGCGAGATAAAAGACGGAGTTTTAACGGTTCCGTCCGCCAACATAACCGGAATGATTACGGCTTCGCAGATTGATACGGAAGAGCTATCTGTTTCAGCAGCCAATATCACAGGAACGCTTTCTGCTTCGCAAATAAATGCAAACGGGATGGTTGCGGAAAACGTTTCGATTTCGGGAACGTTCTTATCAACCGGTATAAACGATAATGTCGCCACTCTTTCGGACGGTTATATAACGCTTTCTCAAAACTGGAATGGCTGTACCACAAGCCAGATAGTCTCGTCGACATTTAACACGATATCAAACGGTAATATCAGTATGAGTATCGGTGTTGACAACGAAGGAGACGCGAGAGGTTACATCGGCTGCGGAGGCGGCACTATAAGCTTCACGCAGGAGCAGGCACAACTCTACGGAACATGGCTCGGTACATCTTCGGTAGCCATAACGTCAGATGTAAATAAAAAGCATGATATAAAATATCTTTCCGAAGAATATGATACGTTTTTCGACAATCTGACTCCGCGGCTTTTCAAATACAATGACGGAACATCGGACAGATTCCATGCGGGATTTATCGCGCAGGAAGTCGAAACGGGAATATATAATTCATCTCTGACAACAAAAGATTTTGCCGGGTTTGTGAGAGCTGAAAGCTATAACGAATCCGAGAATATTTCGGAAATAAGCTGCTTTTTGAGATACGAGGAATTTATAGCCCTCAACACATGGCAGATTCAAAAGCTGAAACAACGCATAGGCGAACTCGAATCGAAGATAGGAGACTTAATATGAAAAATACAGATTATTCGAACATCTTAAAACAATCCCCCGACGCTATTCGCAAAATGCAAAGAACAAAAGGCTGGGCGCTGTCATTTGTAGGTCTTATCGTTTACGGAGCGCTTCGCCTTTTCGGATGCAAACCCAAAGACTATTACGGAATATGTAAATATTTTGAGATAGGCAAGAATTGGGGAGGACTCGAAATGGGCTGGTTCTTCATTTGCAATAAAGGAGCAAGCGACAGTCTTAAAAATCATGAAGTCGGTCACAGCATTCAAAACGCAACATTCGGAGGTCTGAAAATGTTAGGGCTTAGCATTTGTTCTGCTCTTCGTTATTGGTGGAGAGAGTTGTTCGGCGCAAAAACACCGTATGATTCGTGGTGGTTCGAGGGACAAGCCACCGAACTTGGCAACAGATATGTAAATTCGATAAAGGAGAAACTCTATAATGAAAGAGCAGAACGCTGAAAAGAAGACCGTCAAAACAATTCCGGTTCGTCCTTTCTGCTTGGAATACCAAGACGCAAAAAACGAAGTTTTTACATCTGTCAACACTGCTGTACATAAGCACAATATTCCGTTCTACCTGATGGAGAATATTCTTTCGGAAGCGCTTCATCAGGTACGGGAAGGTGCCAAAGCGGAAATACAACAGGCGACCGATTCATATAAAAAACAGATAGATGAGCTTGATAAAACCGAAGAATAAGGAGGGCGTTTATGGCTGAAATCATAAAATCACTGTCTCTTGACGTGTCCTTGCAAAACAGGATTCAGGCAGTAGTGGCAAAGCAGTATGACAAAAATTCAAGGTTTCTGAAAATTCAGATGACCGATGAGGGAAGACCTATTTCCGTAGAACAGACCTCGGTTGTCACTATCAACGCGTCAAGAGCGGATAATACATATAAAATGTTTGCGGGAAAAGTGAACGGTGACGGCACTGTTACTGTTCCTATAACTTATTGGATGTTGGAGCTTGACGACAAAGTCAGCTGTGATATCTCCGTGGTCGATGTAGAAGGGCGTAAGTTGAGCACGCTCAATTTTACAATCGAGGTTGAACGTTCCAATTATACGGGAGACGGGATAAGCGATGATGAAAACTATGATTTGCTTTTAACTCTTCTTGAAGAAGTAACAGCGGCAAAGTCAGCGGAAGATAAGCGCGTTACAGCTGAGAACGCAAGGATTGCGGCGGAAAATGCCCGTGTCGAGAACGAAGAAAAAAGAGTTGCAGAAGAGCAAAATAGGATATCCGCCGAAGATTCACGTGTAAGCGCCGAGGACGTAAGAGTAACATCGGAGCAAGCCCGCGATACAAACGAGACAGCACGGCAAAGCGCCGAGGAAAACAGGGCAACTGCGGAAACGGAACGAGAAGCTGCCGAAGATAATCGAGCAACCGCGGAAACAGGACGAGTTAACGCGGAAAATGCAAGGGTCAATGCCGAGAATCTTCGTAGTACAGATGAGAATACAAGGAACTCAAATGAAACTGCAAGGAGTACGGCTGAGAGCGCTCGTGTTACAGCCGAGACCGAACGCGCTGCGGAGGAGACAGCACGGCAAAACGCCGAGCAAAATCGCGCCGCGGCTTGGGCAAATGCCGAAGGAATTCAGCAAATTGTTATTAAAGACCTTGATAATAACAAGCAGTATGGGTATCAACTCAAAATTGAGGGCGGCAAACCCAAACTGTACATCTCGGAGTTACAGACAGGAGAGGATGCGAATGTCTAACATATTAAATATCGTTACCGAAAAAGCTTTCAATGAAGCTCTTGATACCCGGAACTCCATTCTCGCAGTACTCGCAAGCAAAAGCGGCGGAATATCCGTAAAATCATGGAAAGATGTTCAGAGAATCGTTCGTCTCGGTCTTGCTGATAAGATATTCTCAATCGGTGATCAGCTGGAATGCAATAAAGGAGATACAACATTGGTTTGGGATATTATCGGATTTGACCACGATATCCCCGAGGATTCTCAATTTAAGCATTCCATGACTATTCAGCTTCATGATGTATTTCCTGTAAGTATACAATACGACTCAAGCGAAGCTATGTTTTATTGCGAAACGGAACTTTCCGCAGGAGTATATAATTTTACACTGCCGAAAATAGAACTGAACGACGGAGGAGGTAAGACATATCAATTTACTTTGACAAAATCCGTTCCGGCAGGTGGGCAAATAGTTTTTCCTTGGCATAAAAACAAACAAGCGTCTACGGTTCGTATTTCGACGTACGAGAATAAATTTATCAAGACTGCCTTAGAGAGTGTGACTGTAACCGAAGGAACGGAAGGAATTGCTCTGGAAAATATCGGAGAATGTAATTATGTATATCGATTTATGTATGGATCTAACAGGTATAGCACATCGGCTATACGACAGTTTCTTAACAGTAAAGGAGAGGCAGGAACAGTCTGGGCACCGCAAACAAATTTTGACAGACCGCCTTCATGGAGTGAGTCGACACCCGGTTTTCTTTCTGATATTGATGAAGATTTTTTATCAGTTGTGGGAACGGTAACTAAAAGAACAGCTTTATTGCAAGTTGACGGCGGCGGGTATGAAGACACAGCAGAAACTTTTTTTATTCCGTCCCGTAGTGAAGTTTACGCAGGAGTTAATAACAAAACAGAAGAAGGAACTCCCTACGCATACTATTCGGTTAATTCTGTTTTGACTTCGGCTGGGGCAAGTTCGGATAGTAACCGTATAAAAAACAAAACGAATGGAAGCTCTTGCGTATGGTGGTTGCGTAGTCCGGATAATATCTATGGGCAGTCTATCGGAGCCTCAGGAGCAATGCATGTCGGTAGCGTTACATCTCAGTATTATGTATCCCCTGCCTGTAACATTATTTGAGAAAGGATTAAAATATGGCTGAAATTTTAGATTTAATATCCGAGACATCATTTGTAGACAAAATGAATCAAAGCAACGCATTATTAGCCGCACTTGCGGGTAACAGCGGAAATGCAGTGATGAAATCATGGAAAGATGTTCAGAGCGTTGTTCGTCTCGGTCTTGCTGACAGGATTTTATATGTAGGCGATCAACTTGTCACAGATAAAAATGAAGAGAAGCTTACATTTGATATTCTTGACTTTAATAAACATACTCCCAAGAATAAAACACTGAAAAATTCTCTCGCACTCGGACTACATAATATATACACATACGGCACAATCCCGTTTTCTGCACCTCAGCTGATGTATTACACCGAAAACGGGCTTCCCGCAGGAAACTATAAGTTCACACTCGACCACGCAAATTACCATAGTGATACGCAGTACGACGGTACTTATATGTTCACACTGACAAAGGCAATTCCCGCAGACGGAGGCTTCCGTCATACTAATATCGGGAGCTGGAAAAGCTCTTACTCTCAGAGTGATGTCATCGGTAATTACATCATTACCTACGGCGCAAGACCTAAGCGTGATGCCGTTGAGAGCGACGTTACAGTAAGCGTATGGGATGGTACGACTGCTTGTACCGATCTCGGCACTTTCACTGCAAGGAGCTTGACCTATCACACCGAGGCGGACACCGTTAACGGCGGCAAGCGTAATTTCATCGAGAGACAAGCATACGGCTCGAACAGATGGCGTGACAGCGTATATCGTCAGTGGCTCAACTCAGATGCTGCTGCGGTGGATTCTACCGACACTACGACCGTGAGCAATTGGTGGAAACCTGCAACGGTGTTTGACAGAGTGCCGGACGGTGCGAAACTTGCGGGATTCCTTAACGGACTTGATCCTGAATTTGTGGCAGTTCTCGGTGAAATAGAGGTAAAGACAGCTCTCAGCGCTTGCGATATGGTTGATGGTGTGACCTACGACATAACTCACGATAAGGTTTGGTTGCAATCGATGACAGAGATTTTCGGGGGTAACAACAACGGTATTGCCGAAGGCAGTCAGATGGCTTACTGGGGCGGTGCTGCCGATGCCGACCGTATCAAGTACGAGGGTACAATCGCTCGATATTGGTTGTTACGCTCTCCGTACCCGGCGGTTGTCAACTACGTCTGTATTGTCAGTCCTTCTGGTTGCCTCACCGGCACCGATGGCGGTGATAGGTGCGGCGCTGTCCCCGCTTGCTGTATCATTTGATTCTATGACATATAAATCATTATGGAGGAACGAATAATGTTCAATTATATCGATAAGCAAAAACAAGTGGCAAAACTATGCCGCGAAAACGAAGCCCTGAATGCCAGACAGAGCAGTGTGGAGACTGCAACATCAATCGCCTTTGTTACTCTGGCAGAAAACGGCACCATTGATGAGATGACAGCAATCGAACACACCGAACTGTTCTTGCCGTGGGCTGCTGGTGTAGCCTATCCCGTAGGCGTTCTCCGTCAGTACAATGATATATTGTATAGATGTGTTCAAGCGCATACTTCGCAGGAAGATTGGGCGCCCGACGTTGCTTCCTCGCTTTGGGCAAAAGTAGGAGACCCCGCAGAGGAATATCCAAACTGGTCTCAGCCTATCGGCTCTCACGATACTTATATGTTTGGAGACAAAGTTTCCTACGACGGTCAGCATTGGATTTCCGTAACTGACAACAATGTATGGCAACCCGGAATTTACGGGTGGGAGGTTACAGAATAATGCTGAACTCTCTTATCCTTATTGGCAGCGTTGTTGCCGCTGCTCTCACAATCGGCGGCGTGGCGGTAGCCATTATAAAATGGGTGCTGAATCAGAACAAACAGTCCGATGACATAGAGGCTTTGAAGAAAAAGCATGAGACCGATATGGCTGAAACCAAGAAAAAGGAGCAGGAGGATATTCAGACAATCAAAGATGAGTTGTGTGTACTTTCTTACGCAATGTTAGCCTCCCTTGACGGGTTGATGCAACTTCATTGCAACGGGAATGTAACCAAGGCTCACGGAATGCTCGAAAAGCACCTGAATCAGGCAGCCCACGGACAAAATCATACAAATTAAAGGAGAATAAAGAATGAATAATATAGTATCAACGATTCTTTCGGTAATACAGCTCGTTGTTTTAATAGGCGTGCTCGTTTACATAATTTTAAAGCTTGTAAAAACATTCAAACCGATTATAAAGAATCCCGATTTTATAAAGCTCATAATCGATGCCATCGCAGACGCGGAAACGGATTTAGGCGCGGGAAAAGGTCAAGAGAAACTTCAATATGTTGTAAACACAGCGCTTGACTATTGCGAGCAGAACGGCGTGAATTTTACGCAAGAACAGCTCACGAAAATAATAAATTTGATTGTCTCTATTGCAAATCTTATAAAAAATTTTATCGCAAAATGATACAAAAAAACGTCTTTATCTTAACTATGTAAGATAAAGACGTTTTTTTATTGTTTTTTAAATGCGGAAGTTCACAACATGGACAAAAGAAACTTGTTTTTGTATAATTTTCTTAACAAATAAGTGAAAAGGAGCAAAAAAATGAAACGATTTTCAAAGATTTTGTCTGTTATTTTGTGTTTTCTGTTGGTTTTTTATCTTTTGCCGACATCGGTATATGCTTCTGCGATAGAGCATATATCCGATATGATAAAATCAACCGGCAATACGGAAACCCGCATTGAAAAAGATATTTATCCGCTTGGCGAGGACATTTCTC